CTAAAATAGTAAATTTAATCCGCACAAAAATACCTAAAGCCCAGCAGTCTGCTGTGTCTTCGGCTTTAGTTGGCGCAACTGGTGCTCCAGTGATGGCTCAGTTAATAAATAATCAAGCGCTAATAGAAAAACAACTTAGCATTATAAGTAATCCAACTAATTATGCTGGGCGTGTAGATAAAGAAGCAAGCATTGTAAATTCCTCAACATTAGCGCAAATTCAGTTGTTAAAAAATAATATTGATAGTTTACAACTAACTTTAGCAGAGGCTTTTTTACCTACCGTTAGTGATATTATTGATGTAGCCAAAGATGTTGTTACTGAAATTAAACCATGGGTTGAACAACACAAAAAACTTTTGGATGGCGCAGTTCCATTGGCCGCTGGACTTGCTGGTATTAGCATAGCAGTAACTGGAATGACGTGGTTGTTTTCTGGAACATTTGCAATTGCTCTTAAAGCAGCAGCTGCGGCAATGTGGGTATTTAATGCCGCAATGAAAGCTAATCCGATTGTTTTAGTTGTTTCAGCAATAGCAGGTATGAGTTTTGCACTATATGAATTTTTCACGCAAACTGAAACTGGTAAGCAATGTATTGATAAATTAGTGGATGGAATAATGTGGTTAATGGATCGAGCTCAGAAACATATTGCTATGAGGGTTCAGCAGATTATTGATGTTTGGAATAAAGTAAAAGAAATTGCTGGTAAAATTCAAGATTATTTTACTGGAGATAGTAAAACAGCTCAGATAAATGTAGTTCATCAGCAAGGTAAAAATGATTTTAACACGAATCTAGATCGCTTAATTAAGAGCCAACAAACCAAAGGTAGTCAAAATATAACCTATAATGCGCCACAAACCATCACAGTTAATAGCGGTGATCCTGATGCTATAAAACAAGCGGCAGGTAAATCGTCTAAGCAAGCGCAAACCGATTTTAATAAATGGTATGACAATGGTATTAGATTTGCGCCGTAAAGTGAATTAGAAAAGCAAAACCCCGACGAGTTGGAAGCTCATATGTCGGGGTTTTATGATTATTACAGGAGTAATTATAATTGAAATTATGGCTTTTTGTCAATAAAGGAGCTAATCAAATGGCTGATAAAATAGAAAATAAATCAAAGTTTAGATATTTTGCTTGGGGTGCATTGATTTGTATTACTATATTAATGCCGATAGCTTGGCAATTAAAGGGTATTATTGCTTTATTTGTACGTTGAATGTAAAATAAATGTTGGGATATGAAATGTGTGAAATACTAGAAAAAGGCAGAAATTTACGTAGATTTATTCTTGAATTGGTTGGGTCATATGTATTACGATATTGTTGCTTCCAATATCGTGGGCGTTTGCAAAATGGTTATTTAAATTATAATGATGTGATATAATACCGAGAGAAAAAAACCACCCCGAAGGGTGGTGAAAAACTACTTAGTCAATTTGATTAATTGAATAAGCTGGTTGGCTAAATTAATAATTGAAGTAATGGCAGAAATTACAACAATCATAGCTTCCAGTTTTTTCATAGTACTCTCCTTTCTCTGCCCGGAAAGCACTAACCACTCAGGCGTCCAACCATTAAGAGGTTAGCGCGGAGAGCAGGCGAGGATTATAGCATAAAACCCACTGAATAATACCAGTGGGTTTTTGTTGTCATGTGGAACATGAAGATCGGTTGTATGTTGATACCGATGATCTGGCGTTACTCTTTACCGAGCCAACCAAGCATTAATTTGAGTGTTACCAGCTAAACCGGTAACCGAGTAAAACAGATAGTTATAACTAAAACCACCTTCGGGTGGTTTTTTTATTGCCGATTGCATTTTAATAGAATTTTAAGGAAAAAATAACATGGCAAAATTGAAATTAATTTCTGGTGTAGAAACTGTGGAAATTGAAAAAACAATGACGAGTTTAGAATTGGTTGATTTAATCAATCGAGTTCGTAAACAAGAATTTGAACAGGGTAAAAATAAACAGTTTACTAAATTGCAGCATAAGGATTTTTTGAGGAAAATACCTCTTGTGCTGGGTGAAAGTGCAACAGCGAAATTTTACGCTGTTGCAAAAGTAGCTTTAAATAATGGGGGATACAAAGATATACCATGCTATAAATTCCCAGAACGTGAATCATGGCTAATGGCAATGTCATATAGTTACACATTACAGGCATTTATTTATGATGCTCTTCAAGAAGCGTTTAAGTGTAACCATGAATTTAAAACAATTGTTGATAATATGGTGGACTTAGAAAAACGTGTAGCATTAAATGGTACTGACTGGGGTCGCATGGGTAATGATCAAAAGAAAAATCGGCAAATTATCGATAAAATAGCTAATGCCTTATGTGATATAGCTCAGTTAAAATTATTTGATGAAGCCAAGCATTCTTAAGTAAATTAGCTAACCCATTGAATTACTTCAATACCCGCCAAAATGGTAATGAAACAAAACAGATAGTTATAACTAAAGCCACCTTCGGGTGGTTTTTTTATTGGAACTAACAATTAATAGCATAGGGATTATGGCATGAGCATCGTTGATAGTTTAATAAGCATTGCTACGGGTAAACTTGGTGGATTTGGCGAGATTATATTTTATGTAAATCCGCTAAAGACCATGACCTTTAGCGATGCCGAGCATAACTCATCGGTTGAGTATGCTGAGCATAAAATTGTCGGTGAAAAACCCAAGCTTGAGTTTATTGGTGAAAATCTTGATGAAGTAAGTCTGAACATTAAATTATCGTCATGGTTTGGGGTTAATCCAGCCGAGGCTCTTATCTTGTTTGATGAGTATCGCAGCAATGGGGATATTTTCGATTTGATTTTAGGCGAAAATGTGTTGGGTGAATATGTGATTACCTCAACCAGCGAGGGCTATAAAGATGTGAACTGGTTCGGGCAAATTACTGAGCTAGATTTATCAGTGAAATTCAAAGAGTATAATTAAATATTAAATTAATTCAATTGGCTAAACTCAGCGTGTGTAATGTAACCGATTGTAATAACAGTCTTTTTTATTTGGTGAAATATGAAACTTGTATTAAATTTAGCTGGCAAAACTGAGGTAAATTTTAAGCCAACCACGGTTTTAGAAGAGGTGCAGCAAAATATCTTGCACTTGTTTAGCTTGAAACGCGGTGAAGTGCCTTATGCACGCAGTAAGGGTATAGATCCAGATATTATTGATCAACCGGTTGATGTTGCTAAAATAAAATTCACTCAGAATTTCACTAAGCTAGTTAAAGAATATGAACCGCGTGCCAAGATATTAAAGATAGGTTGGAACGAAGCTAATATCGATGGTGAGCTCTCACCAAAAATTTTATTATCAGTTGATGAAAGATATTTATGATTTACAATTTACCACCAATAACCTTTGCGGCAAAAGACCCTGATGCTATAAAAAACGGTATGCTTGCAAAGTATAAAGAGTTATCGGGTAGAACCTTAGCACCAGCTGATCCAACTATGACTCTTTTTGAAGTGTTTACCGCTCAATGTGTCAGTATGCGCGCTGCGATTGATTTCACGGGTAAGCAGAATTTGTTGGCTTATGCTGAAGATGATTATCTTAAGCATCGAGTATCAGATTTTGGGCTAAAGGCTAAAGAAGCGGTTAAAGCAAGAGTTAGCATGATTTTTACAATGACGCAGAAGTTAAGCTATGGATTAACGATTAAAAAAGGTACCAGGGTAACTGCAGACAGTAAGTTTTATTTTGAGGTTCCTGAGAGTGTAACTATTCAACCAGGTGATATTTCGGCTTTAATTATTTGTGTTGCTGCTATTGGCGGTGATGCGGGTAATTTGTATAAGGCTGGGTTAATAACTAATCTGGTTGACCCTATCGCTTATATTGGTGGAGTAGTTAATATCGATGATTCTGCGGGTGGCGCTGATGATGAGTCCAATGATTCATTAAGAGAGCGTAGGTTGCTAGCTCCTGAAGCGTTGTCCACGGCTGGTCCAGATAATGCCTATAAATATTGGGCTAAATCGGCCACGACTGACGTTATTGATGTCGAAGTTTATTCGCCTGAGCCTGGAGTTGTGCGAATCGTACCGTTAATGGCTGATGGTAGGATGCCAACCAAAACTGAACTGGAATTAATCTTATCAACTTGTAATCCAAGCGATAAGCGTCCTTTAACTGATAACGTTGAATGTATCGCACCATCACAAGTTGACTACAGCATTAAGCTCAAATACTGGATTAGTTCTAAAACCAGTATTGAAATCAGTCAAGTGCAAGATAACGTTGATAAAGCGATACAGAATTTCATTTATTTAACTAAAACTAAACTTGGCCGCGCGATTAATCCCTCGGTATTAAATCAAATAATTATGGCGGCAGGAGCTAGACGGACACAAATTGATAACCCGGTTCAAACGGAATTAAATTCGTGGAAAGTTGGCAAAAATATAAGCTGTAGCGTTGAGTTTGGTGGCATTGAGGAAGATTGCTAATGGATATACTTAATACCAAGTTAATTGACTTGATGCCAGCTACTTTAAAATTTAGTCAAGAAATACAGTGGATTTGCGCGTCGGTGCAGCCTGAAATCGATGAGATCATCGCGTGTATCGATAAAATATTATTTACTCGCCTGAATTATCTGGATGATTTAACGTTAGATTATTTACTTGTTGAGTGCAATATGGCCAATTCACCAGAAATGACACTGATTACCACTCGGCAAGACAAAATTAATTTTATTGGAAATTATATTCAGCTAAAAAAATTAAAAGGTACTAAAGCTGGGATTCAATATGTGCTTAATTTATTGGGGTTTCACGGTGATATTTTGGAATGGTTTGAATATGGCGGCAAGCCATATAATTTCCAAATTTCAATCGCTGGTACAGAATCTTTACCACCAGAAAGAATGAAATTATTAAATGCTTTAATTTTAGAGTATAAAAATACTCGAAGTTGGCTGAGTTATATACAAAATGTAGCTCTAAAATCAACTACATATGTAGCGATTGCAACAACTATCAATATTACAGTGAGAGATAAACAATGACATCAAATACCATAATCACAGAGGTTGGACTAGCTAAAATAGCAGCGGCAAGGGCTGCTCAAACTACGGTTAAATTAACCACATTTGCTGTTGGTGATGGGAATTATACCCCAACAGGAAAAGAAACAAAATTGCAAAGCGAAAAGTATCGCAAACCAATAAACAGCTCATCTTCTGATCCAGAAAATAAAGATACATTACTTTTAAATACAGTCATTCCTGAGAATGTTGGCGGGTGGTATATTCGCGAATATGGAATTTTGGATGATGTCGGTGATTTAATTGCGATTGGAATAGCTAATGAGGCCTATAAGCCGGCACCGGATGATATTAAAGCTGTAACAATTAGCTTCACTGCGAGGATTAGAATTTCAAATATTGAAGCTGTAGAGTTTAATATTCGGCTAGATGGTTATGCTGATATTGGATATGTCATTCAGCAAGATGAATTAATTAAAAAGTCGACTGCTGAAAATTATCAGCCTAAACTTAATTATAAACCAGTTCAACAAGGCGGTGGAATTGATCAATTAGGAAATAAGATTCATATTGGTTATGGTACGAATAAACGCATTAAAGTGACTGTTGATGAAACTGATTATGGTAATTTGGTTACTGATGAAATTTTAAATAACGGAATATTGCCTGCAAAATTTAAAACATTAAATGTAAGTGATGAGACAACTTTACTCAATGGAAGTATAAAAGGGCAGTTTACAGCATCTACGCAACCATTGGAAACCAATAATGAACTATTAGCGACTACTAAGTTCGCATCCAATTTAAAAGGTAACTTTAAAACAGCATCATCAGTTGGTGCGACATCTACATTATCAGTTGCGGACATGGGTAAAGTAATCGAAAATGTAGCAACCACACCAAATATAAATTTAATTTTGCCAAATGTGTCGACAGTACCGAGCGGTAGCGTTGTCGGTCTATATAATGCATCTACTTACGGTATGACTATATCAACCACCGCTAATCAACAAATTAATAATGGCACTCAACATGCTGTAACGATTGCCATTCCAAGCGGTGGTTCATGTATTTTATATACCGACCAAGCATCATGGACGATGATAGCATTAGGTGGCTCAATGGTTGCAACTCATGCTGATATTGCTATTTTAGTAGGGCAAATATCAACCCTAACTAATCAACCATTCGGAATAAGTCAAAATTGGCAGAATTATGATGTAGCAACAGCAAGAGGATTTAATATCACATATACCAATACAACAAGTAAGGCAATTGTTGTGCAAGTACAAGGAACTTCTACAACTGCTGCACCTAGCATTTACCCGATAGTAAATGGCGTTACTCTTGCTGGTAATGGTGGTTCTACTAACCCTGGAGAACTAATGTTCAATATCACAATAGTTCCTGCAGGTCAAACATACCAGATGCAAGCGTCTAATATAGTTTTAAATAGATGGAGTGAATTGCGATGAAATTATACAAAAATAGTAATGGTGCTATTTATGCGTACTCGGATGAAGATTTAGAAAATCTAGCTAAACAGGGTATTAATCCAATTGAAAAATTATCGCTAACCTATTTTGAATACATACCAAATGAATTAGCCGAAAAGCAAGCAATTGAAGCTGAAACATTTTTAAAAAGTAAAGCTAACGCGATGCTGTGTAAAACAGATCGCTTTGAGCATGATGTTTATCAATCAAAAATGAAAGATGGTGAATCTAATGAGTTTGATGCTTGGCGTATTGAGTTATTAGATGTAGCACTCGGTGAAAGTAGTACTATGCCGACCACGCCAGAATTTATGCAGAAATTTTTGGAGTTATAACCATGAATATAAAGAAATTATTTTTAGTTTTTGTAACTGCGCTTATAGCGCAGTTTTCTTTTGCCTTAGCAGCGCCTGCTTCAGTTGCGCTAGCTAGTCCACAAGTTCAGCAGAGCAATCGAGTTGTTGATTTTCATAGCATGCTGGATGCGGGTACATATGGCATTTATAGCGATGCCACACTATTAAATGGTCCACCCGCAACTGGAGTTAAAACAGCTATCGTTGTTTACTCCTATAAAGACAGTTACGATAAAGTTGTTAATCAAACTGTCTTTGATAGTGATGGTTCTGGCTGGCAAGAGTATTACGATTATGGCACTAAAAAATGGAGTGCGTGGAGCCAATTTGGTGGTGGCGGTGGTCAAAAAGGTGACAAGGGCGATAAAGGTGACATTGGCCCACAGGGTTTACCTGGTATAAAAGGTGATACTGGATTAACTGGACAGCAGGGAATTCAAGGGATTAAAGGCGACACTGGACTCCAAGGTATAAAAGGTGATACTGGGGCGCAAGGTATCCAAGGCGTAGCTGGTAAAGACGGCGCTCAGGGCGCAAAGGGTGATACTGGGGTAAAAGGTGACACTGGAGCGCAGGGAGTTAAGGGCGATAAAGGTGATACTGGAGACCCAGCTCCAGTTTTATATCAGTTCAATGTACCAGCTCATATACTTTATGCAGAAGATAATAATATGACTCCTGCAGTTATAACTTTAAAGTCTAACTATGGTTCAACACAAAATAAACAACAGACGCTGTTTACAACAGCAAAATCTGGTCTTGTTCAAATTGATCAATCATTTAGTCTGAATTATCCAAAAGGTAAAACGCTGAAACTTGCAGGTAGAGCAACATTCTATAATGTTGAATCCGTTACGCAAGCTAATTATTATGTTAATTTTCAGGTCATTGGTAAGGTCGGCACGACTGGACAATTAGTTAATCTAGGTACATATACGAAAGTTGATCTCAGTAAAGAGTTAAATGGATATACGATTGCAAACTTTAGTTGTGATGATACATCTACAACTGATATTACAGCCATCGGAGTTCGGATAACGATTATATATGCACAACAGAATGCTACTGCGCTGATTGATACTCTCTATATTCATGCCACTATTACATAAGAGGTGAAAAAATGAGGAAAGTCTTAATAGGAATTCTAGAACTATTGATAGGGAAACGTAACCTACTAGATGAATTAACATTTATCTTGGCAGTAGTAACGATAATCATCGGTTCGTTAATTGTTATCGATGCTGCAAAGTTAATTCACTCGCTAATTGGA